AATAGTTCAAACAGAGCTCTAATTGCGTTCTGTAAGAAATTCGCTTGTGTTAGTATTAGTTGTGTCATTGGTAGATTCCTCGTTTTTTCCAATATTAATTTTACGAGGACGCTGATCTTCAGGAATGATAACCTTCAATTCAATTGCTAAGATACCATCGATGATGTCAGCTCCGTGCACTTGCACGTGTTCAGACAGCCTAAAGGTACGTTTGAACTTCTTCGTGGAAATACCACGGTGAACGTATTCGCGACCTTTTTTCACATGCTCACCTGTGATAGTGAGAGTCCTTTCATGCATTTCGATGTTAATACCATCTTTACTGAAACCTGCTACCGCTAATTCAATGAGGTAGTCGGATTCACCAGTCTTTAGAATATTATGGGGCGGATAGTGATCGTGGGCATGTTTGGTAACATGATCCAGTTCTTTTAGTAGATGATCAAATCCAACGAAAGCGGATGAAGGGAATAGTGTAGTATTAAATTTGCCTGTCATAATTTTCTCCTTTTGCAAGCAAGATATTTTAAAGGAACCAGATACTCTGCGTTCCAAGGTTATTTATACATTTTAGATAATCAATTTCGATTCATTTGTAATGATTTTCGAAAACATTGTTTGATACTGCTTCTTAAGCGTTTCTACTGGATCTACCATAAACATAACATAGCTTCGTGGAATTTCCATTCCATCCTTAGCATCTGAATATGCCATAAACGGCGCTAGACCTAAAGAGTTAGCTTCTGTTGGAATCAAGATAGCAACATCTGATAGAGTCAAATGATCCTTGTTACTTGAGTCAACGGTGCATAGTAGTTCTTCGCCAGTAGATATACGGACGATTTTAATATCACTCATGATTTATCCTGTAATAATGTTATAAATTTCTTTCCAGTTTTTTACACGTGGACATAATCCCTTATAGTCAGCATTAAATCCGTGTGCAATTAGCAAACTGTTTAAACCAATGCGCAAACCTAAATCAGCGTTTTCTGGTTTATCTTCTATCCAGTAGCATCCGCTACTTCTATATTGTTCTAGTGCGTCGTCTTTATCTGCACCAGTATCTAAACATACTATTTCCTCGAACGCAGTAGGTCCGAATAGAAGTTCTAAATTTTGTTTTCGCAATTCAGCTGCGGCCGGATTAAGGCTTAAGCTTGTAATACAGCGGAAAACATATCCATGTTCTTCATGTAGTTTACGTACATATTTAATTGAATCTCGCAGTGGGGAAAGAAATCTCATGTCAGCACTAGTATTAAAATGCTTTACAAGTTTTTTACATTCTCCGCGATCTATACCAAACATTATTTCCATATCATAAGATACAATATCAGGGGATGCTCGCTTATATCCTAAGCTATCCATCCATTTGGTAAAACCATGAACCCAGTCAACTAAGACTCCATCACAGTCAGTAAGTATTACTTTTTCTTTCATCATATAAATCTCTCCTTTTTTTCATTATAGTGCTATTATACCACAAATGAATAAGGATGTACACAGTTAATTTCGTTTATTTGAATTATTTATTGCCAATGTTGTATTTAGGGCATAGTTCCCACTTTGCCTTTTCTTTATAAGATACAACTTTGATCTGTCTCAGCGGTGCCTTTTGCAATGCTTCTTTTTGAGAAAACTCTACTAGTCCCCAATCACTGAGCAATGTTGCAATAGTATTACGTCGCTGAATATCATTCTCTAATAGATTAGAAGGTTTACCATCTAACAGGAATAGCTCTTTAAAGTGGACAATAAAGTATCGTCCTTGCTTATGTAGAATATGACAAGACTGAAATAGCTTGTTGTCATGGCGTGATGCCACACCAATCCTAGTTAGAGTTTCTCTTACTTTTAGAAAATCATCTGGTTCGTTGAGGGTAACTTCCAGCATGATCGCTGGTGTCCACTCAATTGGTTTACTTTCTTCCACCTTTATACACCTTCATCCTTAATTCTTCAATTTGTTCTTTTGATAATATTGTCAAAACTTGGCGTGCTTTTTCATTGCTATAGCCATAATATTCTTTAACAACTTCTACGTCATTAGGATTAGTAGGTTTAGCCCATTTAGCAAACCTTTTCTTTTTCCTAACACTATTTATAAAAAAAGAAAACTGGAGTTTTGAGTCTAGATGATGATATTTATTCATCTCGTTTGCAAGAAGGATGGTATCT